CAAAACCAGTTTGATGGTCTCAGACTGGGTATTTGATCTACTGACTGCAGTTATATTCTCGGCATAAACTATATCACCACTGTATTTAACAAGATCTGGTTGTTTTATAGCACTTACATCTACTCTCTTATCACTAGATAATGATTGAATTGTCTTACTTCCACCAACTTCAAATTCACCCTTTACAGCAGTAAGATAGAAATTATATGTAGTATTCCCACCTCCTACTGGATTATCAATAGCCTGAATATAACCGTACGCACCATTAGCTCCAGGAGTATCTTGTTGACAATAATCATCTATAACAAAAGTATTAGATCCAACTTGGTATGTTCCAGTAAGTTTTAAAGTTTGAACAAACACTGTTGATGGTTGTATAACAGAAGAAACATTAGCATATGCTCCAGATAATCCTCCGGCTATATTTGCACCAGCAATAAACACACCACTTACATTTGCCAACTTCAATACCGTAGTATTTGAAGATTGAACAGTTCCTACCGCAGAATATTGTGTATTGGATAATACTGCAGTAGTTACATACTTATTTATAGAGACCACGTCGGTATTTGATAAGGTTTTATTCCAAAGAGTTACAACTGTAGAATTTGTTGAGTAACTTACTATTGAAGTATTTGAAGGCAATGTGCCGTAATTAAAGATTTTATTTCCATTAATATATACGTCAATTGCATTAGTAGCAGCTAAAGTAAACAGAGCATTTGAACTAGAATCTAAACCCAATACGGTATTTGTAAATCCTGCAGAAACTGCATTAATACTATTATTAACAAGAGTGTTTCCAGATTTGAATATGGTAGTAGAAGTAGTAAATGATCCGTAATCTTTTCTAACTAATGCTGTATTACCAGTTACCTTTATAACTATTCCATTTGCTACAGGCGAATTTTGATAGATCATATCATTAGCAGCCAGAGATGTAGCAGCACTAAATCCAAGAGTTACATAATTTCCTACAGTATATAAATAATTTTGAACTATGCTAGTGAATGTATTGAGTGAAGTATTGACACCAATTGCTTGTGTAATTCGTTCTCCAGATAAAAATACACCAACATTTGAACTATATGTTACTTCTACATTAGCATATCTTGGATTTTGAAGCAGCCCGATTCTAGAATAATCATTTTGAGTAGAAATTGTATTTGCTTCATTATTAGCAAATGTAATGCCTATTCCAAGCTTATTTGCATTTAATTCAGAAGATACATCGTATCCATGGCCACCTTGTGGAGGTATAATTGCTCTGGCAGTTGCAGAATTTGCAATTAACAACCCGGTATTTCCAACAATAGAAACATTTGCATATGTATAATTAGATCCGCCAGAAATCATATCAATGCGTTGAATAGCTTTTGATGTAGTATTAACTATTGCAATACCTGTTGCTCCGGTTCCATCTCCCATAACATTTACATATGGAGTAATATTAAATACAGATGCTAAATCTGGCTGTGGATCAAATACGGATTCTATTGCTACTTGATATTGATTGGCAGTAACTGTATATCCAGTTATCTTTTTAACTTGTCCTGCGGCTGTTCCGCTTGAAATATAAAGGGCAGAACCAGTATAGAAACCATTATTTGAAGAACCACTATTAATTGCATGAACTAATGTATTACCATTAACAGAAACTTCTGCAAATGATCCATTTGTAGATGAAACATAATTGTTTCCACCAGAGACAACAAATACTGCATCAATAGATCCGCTATTAGCAAATTGTGTAACATATGTATTTGGAACCACTGGAATATAGTCAGTGGTAGTAAATTTGTTATATGTAGCAGTGTCAATAGTATACATATACTTCCAGCGATAATTATCTGCAGTAGTATAATTTTCTTCATCTGCATCTGTTTCACTAAACAGCGGCTGGCTAGTAGATGCAATTCCACTTGCGTTATCTATACACTTAAATACATGATATGCGCCACCTTCATATGATACTACGAAAAATGCTTTTGAGAAGAGATCGCCATCTTGATCATCATATCGAGCATAAATTGTTCCAGAAGTCCAGTCATATCGATCAACCATCATCTTTGTATCAGTTGGAGTAACAATTTTGCCAAAGATTAATTCTTCAAATATTGTATATTCTGTTTCTGTAGTAGAATCTGAGATAGGAAGCGGAGCAGTATTTGGCCATGGAGTATTACGCCCAGCAAAAATGTAAAACTGATTATTAGATACATTTTGAATAGGTTGATAGTATTGTAAACTATTTCTTATATTAAAAAGCTTTGTATTTGCTACAACCGTCATTAGCTTATCTCTATCTCTATCTCTACACCTGGAGTTTGAAGAGTAATATCTTCTTGAGTTTGAATAATAGTTTTACCAAATAGTTCCGTGCCTGCAATGTGCAAGAGTTTCTTTAAAATATCAGAATATACATTTAGAGATAATCTAGAACGTATTTCATAAGAATACTCTTGATAGTATTTATTATCATGAATATATTTATCTGAATTTAACTTGCCTCTATTATCTTTCCAGAAGCCTTCAGATTTGCCATTTGTTATATCAATAGCTGAACCAACAATTTGTAATTGAGCATTTACAGTATTAGTAAGAGTTAGAGCAACTCCATTAGAATATCCAAATCCTGATGATATAACTTCTACCTCTGTGACTATACCATTTGCAGAAGTAACGGCGGTGTTTACATCAGCATTAAATGCCATTACTCTATACGTATAGTCTCTAGATATATCTGAAATATAACCCAAACCTTGAACTGCATCATTAGTGTCTGTGCTATAAACATTTGCGGATGAAGTAAAATCAAAACTAAAGATTTTTGGTTGAATAAAAATTGTATTTCCAGCAACAGATTTTATATTTGCCTTGGCCCTACTCAGTGAAGTAGATGAAGATATAGCAGAAATTGCAGCATTTGCTCCACCAATATTTCCAACAACATTATTAGCAGTAACAAATGATCCAGCTAAAACATTAATCACTAAAGTTGTACTATTAGCAGAATATACAGTACCAGTAGCTAACGAGGTAAGCTGTGTAACACCTTCATCTTGAATAAAGGCTCCAGTATTAGAAGATACACTTAGAACACTGCGAGTAATTATACTATCTTGGGTTAGAGTCTGACCGGGTGCAAATAGACTATTTGTATTTGCTAAATTGATGTATAAGTTTGGTCTATCATATCCTGCTACAAACTTTTCTCTAATTACAACCAATGGATCAATATTATAATTATTACCAGGATTAGCCGATGTTAAAGATTGAATGGTTCCAACTGTAATTGTATTAGTAGTTAATGCTCCGGTAATTATACTATTATATCCCTTAGCAGTATTAGCTGGAAATCCATACGCATTACTAGCAACATTAGAATTGGAGCCATTTATAAGTATATCTAGAAATGGTTTTAATCCACTATTATTAGCAGAAAGTAAATCTGCATTAACAATGATAGTTTCTGTAGAAGTTAGTGAACCGATATTAATTGATGTTCCAGTACCAGAACTATACACTCTATCAGTGTTAGCCGTTACTTTATAATTTGTTCTCCAAACAGTAGAATTAGATACTGCAAATAATGCATTAGCAACTAGAGTTAGTCCTGTATTTGAAGTTACAGAATTTACAACTCCAATTACTGCATTATTAGCTCTGAAATATAGAGTATCACCAACAGCAACTTCAGAATTAAAATGATTGTTCCCGGTACCAAGTACTGCTGTTGTAGATGTACTTGTTACATTTACTAAACCAACCGGTTCACCGATATAAGCTTTAACATATCCTTTGTCGTAAAAAACTCTAGTATTAGCATATATTCCAATTGATGTAGTATTAGAATCAACTAAAGTAGCTATTGCAGAAACATTTGATGTAGATGCTAAAGTTGCATTCACAGAAGAATTTGAAGCCAGTCTTACAGTATTTGCTAAGTTCCAGTCTCCTCCAGTAACACTTATAACTAGATTGCCGGTACTTGTTACACTATTAGCAGTAACTGATACAATATAACCATTTGCTACTACTGCATTTGAATTACTATATCCAGATACTATATCTGAAGCTAAAAAGGTGTTTCCAGTAATAGCAGTATAATTATATAATTGTAACGGTTGAACAATGCTCATGAATGGATAGAATGATCCATTTACATTATTAACTGTTATAACAGCATTAGATACTATTATACTAGATGTATTTTGGTATCCATAACCACCATCAATTACAGTATAATAAACTTTTCCAGTTCCATTAATAACAGTTTTAACTCTAGCTTTACCTCTAACTCCTCCTGAGCCAGATATATTTAGAAGATCGCCAACACTATTAAATGCTCCTCCAGAAGTTACAGTTATTTCATTTAGAGATCCTACAATATACGGAGATCCTACAAGACTATTATTATCTGTAATATATTCTCCGGTTGCAAACTGGCCTTTTATATCGCTAAGATATATTATATCAATAAATCTACCATTAATTCTTTTTCTAACAACATTTTCAACAAATGCTTTTGCACCAGATGTTGCACCTGTAACTTGTTGTCCTAAAAAAGTAAAGGCTCTATTAGATTCTGAGCATTCTAAATATTGTGGAATTTTCCATATACCGTCGGATGGTCTAAGAATGTCTACAGATGGATCGTATACTTCAATATCTTCATTAAAAACTAATCTAAAAAGAAGTTTATTTGCTTCTGAACTTCCCTTAGACTTATAAAGATCTTGAATATGTTTAACAAGAAAAGCTTTTGATGCAGCAGTATTTTCTGGAAGACTGTTTAAGAATTCATTTTTGAAGTGATCTAAAAACGAATCTACAGTATAATCTACGTCTCTGTATTCTAAAAGCTTTCTAGATTCTGAGCCACCTTGATCTAGCCATTCATAATACGCTTTTACAAATGCTACAAAGTTATCTCCATCTTCATGATAAAAGCCTGGAAATTGAGATTCTATTAGTGATGATATATTGTTTTCTATATTCTTCATGCACGCGTAGCCGAAACTGTGACGTTAATATCAGCATTATCTATTAGTATTACTGTATTGTTTTTCACGGCAAAATCGTTTGTAGAAGATGCAATATAAACTCTAATTGAATCACCTGTATAAGCATCTAATGCTGGAACATTTATAGAAGCAACTCCAGTATCATAGTCAATAGTTCCAACGTTACTTTTTATTACAGTTTCCGAAGATGTTGTTGAAGTTACAATAGCAATTTGAGTATTTCCTGTATCTTTTAAGTAAGATTGAATCCCACCATATGTAAAGGTATCAGAAATAAGAGTTCCCTCTTTTACAGGATTTTGGTAATCAAGTGTAAAAATTTGTTCTGAATTAACTGTAGGAGAGATCCTCTTAATCATTCTAGTCACAAGATTAGATGTAATTATACTTGGATCAGCGCCATCTATTGCTGCGGCTAATTTAGAATATCGCATAGTCTTATTATAATTGTTTAGATATTCAACATTAAAAGCTTGAACCGCTTGAACAATACTATTTTTAATATCATTTTCGGTTTTAGAAGAAGCATTTAGATTATAAGAAGCAGCAATTGTTGAATCTACAAATGTGTAATCAGCAGAAACTACTATTGGTTCAATTGAAATAGGCATTTTATTGCTTATGAAAGCCACAATGTTTGTTTTTAATACTTCTGGAACGCCAACATAACTTGTCAAATCTACAGAAATAAATACTGATCCGTACTGAGGAGGATATACATTTTCTCCACCATAGACATTGATAGCCCTAATATCTGGATATTCAGCTAATAGAATGGTTCTATAATCGTCTATAGTAATAGCTCTTTCTTGAGTCTGATAATGTCTAGGAGCATTAAACTTGATTGAGGCTATAGTTTCTTGTTCTGATCCGCCATATGCAATTTCATTTGTAGTTACTGTAATAAGAGAAGTTCCATATCCATCTATAGATGATGAAGCATTGAAATTGCCGGCGCCATTTGGTGCAGATCCCTTACTTAATCTATAAGAAACATTAATAACATTTCCATTGATTGGTGCAGCGCCAATAGTACCATCCCCAAATACTAATTCGTATCTAGATTTATCAGAAGCCTGTACAAAAAAAATCTTTGATGTAGAAGTGTATCCAAGTAATGATGTAGCTTGAATAAATTCACTATTTGTAGTATCAGTAGAAGAATTTTGAATATTGATTTTAATGCTAGAAGTATCAACATTTGGATTATTGATAATAAATCGTTGATTACTTATAGTCGTATTAACCAAAAATGATTCTGAAACGTAGGATCCTTCATATATTGGAACATCTCTAGCAGTATATCCATCTGTTGATGTTACAATAATTGGATCTGCTGTACTAAAGTTATAGATACTACTATCAATTCGTGATGTGAATGTAGCTCCACGAGGAATTGTAATAGTTGATGGAGCATCATTTGGAGCAACCGCAACGTCTATGTATGCAATTGCAGATCTAGCTGATCTAGGAGTATAGTTTAATTCCTTAGCCCTAGAAACTACGGAGTCTCTAATCTGAGCTGAATCCAAGAACATCTCTGTGATGGCCATATTCGTATAAAAATTATTTATGTGTGTATTATATGACAATACATCTAATAATACACCAAGATTAGATCCATTAAAATCATAATCTTTGAATCTAGCCTGAGAAGATAAGAACGTGACTAGATTACCACGAATAGTTTCAAAATCTAAGTCAGATACTACAAGAGCCGAATTTGCTGCCATATATTTTACCTATTATCTGACTCTGTCTAGTGCTATGGTGGCGCTTAACAGAACTGGTTGTAATCTATTTATTGTCGTAAATGTGATGGTAACGTCTACTTCATTGTTATCATTTCCAGCAGAAACTTTGATATCAATGATATTTGCTCTTGGTTCATATGTGTTTATGGCATTAGTAATATCACTTTGAATGGCTCTTAAAGTAAGAGGAGTAATATTATCAAATAGATACTTTCTGATATTTGCGCCAAACCTTGGTCTAAATCGTCTTTCATAATAGTTAGTCAGTAGTATGCTTTTTATGGATCTCTTGACTGCATCTTCATTTATAAGACGGGTTAAATCTTTCTTAATTGGATGAATTGTAAAGTTTGTCTGGAAATCTGAATAAAACTCTT